ACCCACACCCGCTGAGCCAGTTGCGCCACCGGCTGAAACGAAAGCGCCTGTTGCTGAAACGAAACCTGCCGAAGCTGCAACGGTTGCGCCTGTTTCTGAAACCGTCGCGCCCGCCGCCAAAGCGCAGGCCGAAGTAAGCAAGGTTGCGGCGACTGAGGGCCAGCGCCCGGCCAAAGAGGTTAAGAGCGAGTTGGTTCAGCGCCTTGAGGACGCGATTAAAACAGCTAAAAGCGAAAAAGACTCAAACGAGATTGCGGGTGATTTTCTGGCAATTCGAAAAGGGCCACCAGAGAAGGGCAAAAACCTCACGCCCGAGGCTTACCAAAATCGCAAAGCCGATTATGACCGCACGATGAAGCGGCTCGAAGAGACCGTTGGCAAAGTCACTATCGACATTCCCGGTGATGGTCGCTTCGAGATTTGGAACACCAAAGAGGCCCTTGGCAGCGTTCTCGAAAGAGCGAAAGCGATCAGCATTAAGCCAACCGAGCCGGTCAAGGTGAGCCGGTCTGGCATTCCCAAGAAGGATAAGGATTGGATCGAGCAGCAACTAAAAGAACAACCACCTTCCGACCTTGGCCCAACCGGTGGCATAGGCCCTGGTGCTGCTTCCGCCGCCGAGTTTACCGCCCGCGAGAACCGCCGTCGCCTCCTGGGCAACATTACCGAGCGTCTCTTTGGTACTCGAGCCGCTGAGGTTGTCGATGCGCTTCAGCGCAAGTTGGCCGGTGAGGCTGTGCCAAAGACCATGGCCCGCTCAGGCGAGGCCGGGAACAAGATGGTGCGCTTTGCCGCCGCTACTACCGCCGGTCCCGCTATCGCCCGCGCTCATGCCGTCGAAGTCCTGGGCGACAAGTTTAAGGACGTCGAGTTTCGCAACCGCCTGGGCGCCGTCCTGGTCGAGGACCGGTTGCGTGCCATCCAAAAAGGGCTGATGGATGCCGCCAACAAGGCCGAGGGTGACGCCCAGTTTGACCTGCTCTCTCAGGCCAGCGACGTGAACACCCTTGTCGGCAAGGGCAAACCATTCGCCACGGAGCGCGATTACCAAGCCGCACTCAGAGACCCCGAGATCGCCGCGGCCATTGAGCGGCACAAGCAAGGCCCTCAGGTCGATGCGTTGCAATTTCATACCGAGGCTGAAGGCCAATTTGCCGGGCCAGGCGTGCAAACTGGTGCTTTCGTCAACCTCTTGCCCATTTTTGAGGATAACCCGCAGCAAATCTTTGCCAGCGCGCGCAAGGGCGATTACACCCGGCCGTTCAAGCGCCGGTCGATATTCGCCCGCCGTGCGAAGGGTACCGCTGAGAAGTACGAGACCGATTACCTGCCGTTAGTCGAACGCATGATCCAGGGCAATTACGAGGAATACACCAAGCGCCAGCTTTACGATCAACTGGTGAAGGACGGGCTCGCCGTCATCGACGCGCCCGGGCGCCCGCGTCCGACGTTCGATGGCAAACCCGCTGAGAAATTTCAAATCCGCCGCCAGGTGACGGTGAGCCGTGGGCCGGAAGGCACCCGGGTTATCCCGCAATACGAGAACCTTTGGGTTGATCCGGCCGTAGCGCCCGAGTTGCGCCAGGCTGAGAACCTGGGCAGCCCAGTCAGCAACGTGGCGCTGGCGAGGGTGGCTAATGTCCTAAACCGCATCCAGTTGGCCGGGCCTACCGATGCCGTTTGGCATATCGCCAACATGATGAGCACGATCGCGGGTTCGCAAGGTGGCAAATCCCTCCTTGCAGACCTCGCCCGCAAGCTTCCCCTGGTGAACGCGGTCGATGCCGCAGTGCGCGTCGTGAGTGCAGGCAAAAAGGTGCTAGCCAATGACCCGGCTGTAATGCAGCAGATTGCCGAGCTCTCTGAAATTGGAGCGGTGCGAGCCGCCCGGCCGCAAGGATGGTTTACCAGCCGCCTCATTAACCTCGTGGACAAGGCGGGCCGCGTGGTGCGCGACGACATGTACAAGAACCTGGTCAACCGCGGCTTGGTCGAGCCGAGCGAGGTTGGCCGGCGGGAATTCGTCAATCAGCTTGGCCAGTATAACCCGCGCATCATGGGCCAGATTGAATCCTTCTTCAAAGAGGTCGGGTTATCGCCTTTCGTGGTCGCCGGCCGCAACTTCAACCGCATGGCCTTGCGCCGGATCTCTCTCTCGCCGGGTGTGCGAGCCGCCAATCTAAAATCGGCCGCCGCGATGCGAGCCGTCGAGGCAACAGGTGTTATCGCCACCCTGGTCGCCATTCCCACACTCTTGAACACCGTCCTGACCGGTTCGCCTACCGGCCGCAAAGGCGTGCCATTCGGCACCATCGATACCGGTAAGAACGATAAGAACGGCAAGATGATCTACATCGATCCGGCGCAGTGGATTGGGTTGCGCCGCGGGATGCGCCTGACCGGCATCAACGCGCTGATCGAGGGTATGCGCCGAGGGCAACCAGCAAAGCAAATAGGTAAGCAAGCCATCCATGATATCATCGGCGCCGCAGTGCATCCCTGGGCTGGACCCGTCGTGCAAGTGCCGGTTATCGGTGCTACCGGTTATACGACCTCGTTCTACAAAGAGTCAAAGGACCCGGGCGATTATTGGCAAAACTTCCTGGCCGCGATGCGCAACGTAAACCCCCTACTTCACGGCTGGTTTCAGAAGCAGGGCACCGGAATTACGCCGGGCGTCGAATCGGCGGTGTCAACGCTGTCCAGCGCCGCCGGCATTAAGACGCGAGCGCCGCTCTCCACAGTGTCCCAGGTGCATGACCTGGCCAACTCCTGGGCGAGCCGCTCCGAGGACCCGAAGATCCGCTCTGAGTACGAGCAGCATACAAAGGAAAGTTTCAGCAGTGAGTATCAGGACCTGCGTGGTGCGCTCCTGCGCAATGACACCAAGGGCGCCCGGGAGGCTTATCAGGAACTACGCCAGAAGGGTAAGAAGCCGAGCGCCATCCGGCAGACCATGCAGCACCCGCACCCTTTTACTGGCAGCGCGGCTGCCGAGGCCAAGTTTAAGCGCTCGCTGAGTCCCGAGGACCGTAAGACCTATGATCAAGCGATTGAGGAACGCCGCGAGCTCTACCGCAAATTCCAGCAGATGTTAAACGCTCCACAGCAATAGGACACTTATGCCAGCCAAATCTCAAAAGCAGCGTGGTTTTCTCGAGGCGAAATTCGGGCACGAGTGGGTTAAGAAGCATCATTTCGACAACAAGGGAAAGTTGCCCAAATACGCGCACAAGAGTAAAAAGAAAAAACACGAATCGGTGGGCGACGGCTACACCGGCAAATTCTATTAGAAAGGCTCACAAAATGAACATGATGTTTCCAGGCTCAATTCACCGCCCGCACCCGCGAAAGAAACGCGGCTCGCACGTTCGCCATATTACCGGCGGCATTAAAACCGGCATGGTCAGCAGCGGTGGCGGGACAGAGAAAGGCACCGGCCACGTCAAGGGTGGCCACATGAAGAAACGCTCGGCTTTCGTGATGCCCAAGAAGGATAAAAACGGATTTTACTGAGCATAATTACGCAGTTCCTTTCAGCCCGTTGAGGCGAACTCTCTCGTTTCTTAATTTGTCTATCCAATCATTCCACTCCCGCTCGCAGCAATTACGACCTGGGAAAATTCTCAACAACTCCACCGTCGGCTTGAGCAGGTCGGAGTCGTGTTGGGCGAGCACTTGCTGTCGAGTTTCCACTGAAAGCGCATTGCAATACTTTTCACACACCGCCGCCAACTCATCCCTCTCGCGTCGAAGCGTTTCGACTTCGGCTTGCATTGGCAACTCGGCGTCGTGTTTCGTCTGTCCAACTCTGAAATTATTCAAGAGCTGGTTATCATGCATCTCCAATGAAAGTGCGTTAAGGTGCTGTCGAAAAGCATTTTCAATGCGAGGGTCTGTCTCGTGGTCGCACTCATCGCGAATGAATTTGAACAACGCTGCCAACTCATCCCTCTCGCGTCGAAGCGTTTCGACTTCTGCCTCGAGTGGTTTAATCACCACTCTCTCGATGAAGCTGCCCGGACCCGATCCGCTCATTAACGCAAGTTCGCGTCGAAGCGCCTCGACTTCGCTCTTGGGCACGAAGTCTGAACCGGCGTCGGGGGAAAGGGCTTGTTTCCACGCCTCTCTCACATCAGCACCGCGACTATATCCAGAGCATAGTTCGTGAAGTTGATTTCCAGCCTCCCGCATAGCTTCCTTCTGGCGCTCGGAAGTTTTGAGGCGTTGCGTCAATTCCTCAACTTCTTTGTGGGCGCACTCATCACATAGCGGCGTTGGGTCCATCCCGTCGCGCAGGGCGTATTCTTCGCCGCACTTCTCACACGTCATTTCGCTCATGTTAGTCCTTCCATTTGCCAAGCATTTGCAAATGCGCTTTTGCTTCCTGTCTCGCCGTGGCCTGCAAGGTCTGGTATCGAGCATCGACCGCGCTTTCAATGCAGTGCTCGTCTTGAATGATATTCTTTAACAAATCAGAGAACCGCATCACCTGTTTTAGTGTCCATCCCCTTCTCGCCTCTCGCATCGCGTTGAGGTCGGTGGCGTAGGAAGGGGATTGCAGAGCGGAGTCCGTGCAGTTTGCGTGACGATTCTGGTATCCCAGTGAATACTCATCTACAAGTTTTTTGCACTGTGGACACCACCATCCATCGCGTCCACACGCCTCCGCAATCGCCACGTTGATTTCTTGGTCAGTCATTTCCGCCTGCCTTTCTGTGCTCGCACGAGTTTGGCTAGTTTTGTTCCTGCCGGGTCAACCTTGCGGAAATTCTCCGCTAACCGATCCCAAGGAGTGCGCGGCCTCAATTGCTCCATGTTATTGATGCGGGTTTCACAACGAGCATCCGACCTTCGTTCACCCCTTCTCTCCGCTGCCGCTATCCTGCGGAGGACGTAGTCAGCTACTTCTTGCCACGTCGGCTCTTCGCCAAAGAGCCGCTTCAAGTGTCTGGACAACCTCTCTATCTGCGCTTGGGTGGGTTTCATCGGTTGAAGGCGCGGTAAAAGCGCACTGGACCACTCACGTTCAAAGTCACCCGGTTGGTTCTCGCATACGGCAAATTCGTTTCCTCGGTCCACGGGCCAGCCAGGTTTGTCGCAGACACGATGCCCGTGACGTAAGTTGTGGACCACCACGAAACCGGCGGCGGGTCGCAATTCCACTGAAGGGTGATGTTGGTAAATGGCCGGTAAACAAAGTTTGTGTCGATACGGTTGGTGTGCGGCGGTGGCCAGCGAAGGTTCGTCAGGCTCTTAATGGAAACCGCCGGCCTAGGTGGCTTTGGCGCTATCAAGCCAACACAGCCAACCAGGAAGATTACTCCCCCGCAAACAATCGTGCGAAAATGCGACATGCCAGAATGTTTCTATCAATCGTGGTTAAAGGCGCCGCACCGGAGATGCGGCACCGTTCCTTATCGAACTCGGCAATGACGGCAGCGATCGCGTCTTCGTTTTCCCTTTGAAACTGCGCATCAGCTTTGAACGCGAGCCAGAGGGTTGCCCGCGCGTCATCGACCAGCTTTTGAACTTGGGTGGTCATCGCGTTGTTGCCAGCCGAAAGAACATTTTTGGCGGCATGTTGGTAGGAATGCTGCCCAGCGTTGAGAAGTCGAAGAACGCGTAATTCTTGCCGTCGTTCCAGTTGATGATTGAGACGGTGTTGGTTTGCAGTGGCACGCCGTTTGCGTCCGAGGCGATCATACTCATCGTCCCGTCATAATTGTTGATGGCCCTGAAAGAGTAATCCGCCTGCCAGTTAGGCGAGCGATTATCGACAAGCGGCGAGCCATGCTGAATTTCAATGCCTTGGTTGAGCATGGCCCAACCCATTGAGAGCTTCGGCGGGACTCGGAAGATGTAAATTCCACCCGGTGGCGGCAGTTGAGATTCAAGGTCCGGCGGGACAACTGGCGCACCTTGATCTGCTGGCATGTTCTCGCAGCATCTGATCAGACCATAAACCAGCACCCCGGTAACAACAGCGGCGATCCCAAGCACGATGCACGTTGTTGGCATGGGCGGCGGCGGTGGATCAGGGCGAGCATTGACGGCGACGGGAGCGAATAGTAGTCCCAATACGAGGGCGACACTGACTAATGTTTTCATTTCATGTAGTAGGTAATCGGCCGGTGCGGCGGCAGCTTCCATTTATAACCCAACACTTGCGGCCTTGGCACCAGCCATGCGGTTAAGAGCGTCACGAGCAGAAGGATCAACAGGATTCGATCCGCTAGACTGAGCCGCTCCCACTCAGCCTTAAAATGTTTCCATTGGCTTTGCATGACCGTTTGGGTGAGGAAAAAGAACAAGCGAACCGTCGCGCTTGGGTTGCAACGCCCAGGACTCGGCGCCGCACTGGCAGCGAAAGACCTCGTAATGCTTCACGTAAACCTTGAGCGTGCGCCGGCAGGTGTGGCACTGGCCGGTGACCAAGCGCGAAACATTAACTGGCCGCTCCGGTTTCATTTGAGCCGCTGTATGATGACGAGGGTGCCTTTTGGTCCGCTCGAATCAAGTCCTCGATATTGCCAGCGCAGCCGCTTATCCCCGTCGTCAACACCGAGGCTTGTCGCGATAGCGTCTCTAAGAGGCTTGGCGCCAGTCCCGATATTATCGTCATCAGCGCATCCCGGGCCGCACTTGACGATCGTAACGACTGCAACCAAGCCTCTTTTGCCGCTTTTTTGTTTTTTTGCAACGTGCCCCAGTGGTGGCCGCGGGTTGTGTTGTAGCTGAGAGGCGACCAGTCCACCCACAGGAGCAGCGGAGTTGAGTGCGATGAAATCTTCTGTCGCATTCGGGAACTTGGCTTTGAGCTGCTCACGGGTCACATTACCAAAAGCTTTCAGGCGTAACGATTTCGCGCCAATAGCTGGGTCGCTGATTTTCGGGCAAGGATAGAATGTGTTTTCGGGCGAGTCTCAACCAGCCGTAGCGCCAAAACCGGCTCTTTGCTTTCATGGCTCGCCCGGTAGCTTGGCCAGCCCTAAAGACCTTCCATTGCGGCTCACCACTCACGGCTCAATCATCGGCGCGGTTTGTATCACTCGAACGCCTTCGGTCACCACCACCTTGCGCTTGCGCTCGGGGCCGTTGGTGGGTGCGGGTGGCGGCAGCACTGGGAAACCAGCTTTTGCCGCTTTCGTAATCGCTTCCCGGTCAGCTTCGGTCGGCTCGTGGCGCTGTAGCATCGCGAATTCGGGTTGGTTCGGGACGTGGCCAGTCATCCATTGCCAGTGTTTTACCAGCGGGGCAAACCCGCGCTCGTAAACGTCCTGCCAATCTTCCTCATGCTCGCAGATGACAAACTGGCCTTGGTTGACGCTGGAAATATAGACGTTGCGGCGAATGATGGTGCGCTCGGGCAAGCCGTCTTTGCGGCATTTGTGGGCCCAGGCTGGGGCATAGCCGCCGCTAAGTTGCAGGCGGTGCTCAGGCCATGCACCCTTGGTCGGATTCGGCAGCTTCTTGGCGCTCTTGTAATCCGTCATCGCCCAAAACTCGCCACCGTCTTGAATCAGGTCACACCTGCCGGCGTAACCCTCGCCCACAAGGTTTTGCTCCGTGGTAACCACTTTTCCAAAGGCGAGGATGGATTCGGCGGCCGGGCCAATCCAGGGCATCATATCCGCCGGCACTTCGGCGCCCACGAGGTAAAGCTCAAGGGCGTCGTGGATCTGCGTGCCCAGATCGCGGGCTGCGGCGGCTTCTTCGTGCTGTTGCTCTTCCTCGTGCAACACCCGGCGAATGAAAGCGTCGTCTGCCTCATTTGGCTGCCGCGGTGCGGTCACCACGGCCAGGACGGCTTGCTCAATCTTCCATTGCACTAGGGCCTCTTTGTGCAGGATTTGCAGGATGGTGGTCACCGAGGGCACGAGATTAAGCGTGCGGGCATCGCGCAAGGTAGTCGCGCGCATCCCGCTTTTGTCCTTCTTCTCGATTTGGTAGCAACTCTCGCCCGTGATCCGATACCAATGCGAAGAGTCTTTAGAGAAGGTTCGAGCGGCGGTAGGTGTTGCAGGTGTGGTCATAAGTTTTGGTGTGTGGTTATTTCGATGCCGATAGCTCTAGCGGCATCCTCGATCATTTTGCTAATACTCACGGGCACCTGAGGCCCGTTTGAGCAAATCTCAGTGGCGAGAGAGTCATCAATATCCGGGTCGGAAACATTCTTAACGATTTCGGCTGAAACCTCGCCGGTCCTAAGAACTTCGATTTCGAACCGGTACCCCCTGGAAATAATCACTCGGGCGAGGCCTTCGTGCATCGGCGAAAGGTCAATCGTGACTGGCACCTTTCTGCCGTTGGGCATCATGTATTGAGTAAAGGGCACACTCATAAGGTTTCCAAATCGGTAAACTCTGAGTATTGACGAAGGACGATCCGCAACTCGGGCGTGTGGCGTGCCATCGAAATCGCCGCCGGGCGCATCTTTTCGACCAATCGCCATTCAGAGCTCATCATGGCCATCCAGCCATGAGAACCCATCATGCCGCAAGGGCTTTCGTTCCCTTCTTTGTCGATGGCGATATAGCACCAAAGCTTTTCCGCTGACTGGTTGCGGTTCGGTGGATAGTTAATGACGATTTGCGCCATAAGGTCAAAACGGCACGCCGTCTTGCTCGGCGGCGAGCTCGGCCTGTAGTTCAGCTTCGCGTGAGCCATCGGTGACAACTGCCTTGCTGTAGGCGGTATCGGGCTGTGCGTCGCGCGGCTTGCCAAACTCGTAATGCTTTCCGGCCTCATCCAGCATCTGACGAAACCTGGTGTCTTTGGCGATGGTCTCGGGTCGCCTGGGCTTGCCGTTAAAGGTTTCCTCAACCTTATAGTTCGCCCAGAAGCCAAAGAGATACTTTTTGTCAACGTCGGCCAGTTTGCGTCCTGCCGATTTGCCAAATGGAAAAGGAAAGGAACGCCAGGGCGCACTAGGCGAGTTGGGATCGCAATTCTCATCCCTGGGCACCTCCACGGGTTTAGCCGCTGGCGCTGGTGCTGGCTTTGGTTTGGCGGCCGCAACCCGGCGCTGCTTTTCCTCTTCCTTGATCGGATTGGGCGGATAAGGGTGCACCGGTGGATCGCCATTGGCGAACGCCCTAAGCGCTTTATCCAGCAGCTTCATTTGCTCCCGGCTCATGGGCACCCACTCAAAAGGCACGTCCTTTAGTTGCTCGTTTTCCAGCAGCACGGCCGGTTTCTCTAAATTGCGAAAGTACTCGAGGGCGATATCCTCGGCGCCGTCGAGCTGGCGGATCATCCAATCCCGGGTCTTTTCAGTCGCAAACCGGGGTCCGGTGGGCGCCGTCGCGGGCTTTTGGCTAGTGCTCGCCGCCGTCGCGGGGGGTTGCTGAGGCCTTGCGGCCGGGGGTGGTGTGCTGACACCCGCTTTCTTGTCCTGGGGCGTTTTAGGCGGTTTTGGGGTGTTCTCGGCGGGTTCGGCGCCTTCCTCGAGGTCTTGGGTCCAGAGTTCGCTGGTGTTGGTCGCGTTGATGGCCGCGGCGACCAGGGCCCGCTTGAATGCCATCTTGCGCACCGTGTTCCAGCAATCGGCCGGGTCGGGATTGGCGGTCGGCTCGGCATCCTGGGCAATCCCGGGGTGATCCTTCCGAAACCGGGTGCCGCAACCGCTCTTTTTCTTCCAGCAAATCCAGCCTGGGACCTCGCCGGGCTGTAAGAACTTGGGATTCTCCGCAATCAGCGCCTTTTTGCCGCAGGTCGGGCAAACCCGCTCGGCTTTGCGGTACCGGTACTTGGTTTCGAGGGTGCTGCAGGTGCCTACGCCGTCCCACCGCTTGCCGTTGGCCGCGCACACTGTCACGGTAAATTCATATTCCCGGTGCATGTCGGGGTACTCCCGCAACACTTCCTTTTTGACCTCCTCGGTGAGATTGAACGTGAGCAGGAGCTTTTGCGCGCCTGGCTGCAAGAGGGTCGGCTTTTGGCCCGTACCGGGAATAACACCGTAGTCGGTGCCCTCCTTCATCTCTTGGCGCATCACGTCGCGCACGAATTTGAGGCGAGCGGAGAGCTCATCAATGCTCAGGGCTTTGCCAACGCCGGTCTCACCGCGGCGCTCGACCGCCATCGTTTGTGGTTGGCTGGTGGTTTCGATATCGATTGTCTCGGTGCTCATTTCAGTGCGTAAACCAATTTAAATTGCGGCCCGTTTTTATCATAAACGTGTGTACACCAAGCGTAGGCAGTGCCTTGCCGTATGCGGCGAAAGCGTTTTAGCAAATGCTCTTTGGGCTTAGGGACCCTAACCAGAACACGACCACAGGCAACAACCGCAACGATTTCCTTTCGGCGTGCCTGTTTCGTGTCGAAGCCCAAAGCCACGCGCAGGCGATCGGCATTATTGCGCGCATTGGCGTGGCGCACATAACCACAGTCAACGATGATGTGCTTGCCGGCCTCGAAGGCGTTATCAAGCCAGAAACCCATAGGACTTACCTCTGTGCTCATCGTGCGGTACTTAAAACGGTGGTGGTTCGCCCGGTTTGCGCGGTTCAAAGTCCTCCCGCTCAAACTCGGTTAACAACTCCTCGAGCATTTCGAGCGCGCGCCCAGGTGCGCCGGCCCGCAACCATTCGGCGGCCTCGGCGATCTTCAACCGTACGGTGAGACTCGGCGGCTGGTGGATCATTATCTCGATTCGGCGCTTCATCTCGTCGCGCATCTGGCCGGCGGCAACGGTGGTTAGGTCGGGGGTGTTCATTTTCCGTTCTTTCCGTTCTTCCTACCGCGCGGCGTTCGCCAATGCGGGTTTTTGCAACTGGCGCACACCGCCGGGAGTTTTACGCGCGCGGCCCATTGATGCCCGCAGCGCAAACAGGTGCAGACATTCAATCCAAAGCGGCGGGTTGTTTTAATTGCCACAAAAGCCCTTTTACGCTTTCAGTAAAAATACTGCAAGAAAAATCTTGAAATACTTTTACGCATTGCGTAAAGTCACCACAGCGCGGAAGAAAGCCAATGTAGTCTTATGAATACCGAAACCCGCAGTCTTAAATCATGGCGCCTGCGCTTGGGCGCCTCTGAATTCAAGGTTATGCGACTAAATGAAAGCCCGTCGCAAGAGGATATGGCGGACACTCCCGAGCGAGTTGCTGACTTCCTGCGCAAAAGCCTGCCCGGCTCGCTACGCTACAATCCCGATACGGAAAACTTCATTGCCGTTCTGCTCAACACGCGCCGACGTGTCATCGGCTTTGAAATCGTGAGTAATGGGACATTAGACACGTTGCTAATCCACCCGCGCGAGGTTTTCAAGCCTGCCATCGTGCTTGGGGCCGCCGCTATCGTTCTTGCACACAATCATCCGAGCGGTGATCCGAGCCCATCGGAAAGCGACATTAAGGTTACGCGCGATCTGATCCGAGCTGGGCAGTTACTGAAAATCGAAGTGCTGGATCATGTCATCCTCGGGAGCGCGACGCCTGAACGCACCAAGGATTATGCCAGTTTGCGGGAATTGGGATACTTCGCTATATGATCACTAACCCCATGTGCGACGGGTCCGGGCCGTGCTCGGCTCTGGAAGTGCGGGTCCTGCCCTTGGGCAGCATTCCCGATCACGGCAACCTTATCTTGTGCCGCTATTGCTTTGAGCGGGAACTGGCCTACCGGCGCCTGCGCAATCTCGACCTGGCCAAAGAGTGCGCCTATAAGCTGCCGCTCTGGACTGATTGCGAGGTGTACGGCCAGCCTGAGCATCAAGTGCAACGCCGGGACTAATCAGTAAAACTACGGTCTTGACACTTCTCTAAGCTCTGCTAATGTGACTTCGCCAATGCAGTATCAGTCAAACCTAAATCTCCCTCGCCTTGGGAAAATTCTTGCGCGTTTCGAGTCGGCAACCAATGCCCGCCGGCGCGCCTGCATTGGCACCCGGGGCGAGGGGTTCAAACGAAAGAAAAGCCAATGCCAAAACACACACCGCCCTTTGTAGTTCTTGATCCTTACACTAATCGGAATGTTTACCCGATAGGCCATAAGCGCGCCGATGGCGCCTTTGATATTGTTGGCGAGATCAACTCGGAAGGGGGCACACCCGATCAGCAACGCGCCCTTGCGGATTACTTCGTTCGCGCTTGCAATTCGCATTACGCGTTGATCAACGCACTCCGCGAAGCGGTACTGAAATTAGATGATGGTTCTGCCGAAGCTGCCGCCCTTGCAATGGCTGAAAGCGAGGTCGCATGAACCCGGCTCTTGCCAAATTCATTCTGGCCCGGCCATTCGGCTTTATCACCGATGATGACCGCCGGGAGTTACTCGAACTGGACCGCCTTTGCCCTTTGGTTGTGCGCTGCGAATGCTGCCGCTTTATATGCGCGGTGCAGGACCTGCCCGTGCTCCTGGGTTATGTGCGCGCCGGCGGTGGGCATTTGCGCGACGTCAGCATTCACCCGGACACAATCAAAGCCGCCCGGGCGCCGATGCAAGCCACGATCAACGCGATGAAGCCGGCGCCACCGCCGCGGCTGGAAAAATGGGCCGATTGCGCAGCTTGCGGAGATCGCATCGTGCCAAAGGAAAACTACCCTTTCAGCCTCGCCGGCCAACCCCATACTCAACTTGTGCTTTGTGGCGCCTGCCTGGATTGGGCGCAAGCCGACCTCGCCAACCTGACAGCCGATCTTGAAAATACTTCCGAGCTATCGCCGGCGGACTGGTACGTTGTCAAAGGCTGGATACATGACGCAAAAGCCGACCTGAAAGCCCAAGCTGCCGACCGCCCGCAAGCGCCACCCTTCAACGAATCCGATTGCGGTGGGGCGTTTGACGGCACCCAGGTAACCAGCGACGCCGATCCCGGGTTATAAAAGCACCCCTTCACCCCCCAACCCGCCCTTTGGCCCAAAGCCACTGCGGCGGGCTTTACTTTAACGATACGTTTGGACCACCCGCAGCTTTTAGCCCTTGACCCTTACCACAGCATGGGGGATAAAGCCGCTTATGCCTCGCTCGTCCACCACCTGGGACCCGGTCAAGGCCCGGTCCGCATCCATCGCCGGCGTTGAAGCCCGGCGCCGCAACCGGGCATACCGGCTTGCAAACCCGCCGGCTATCCCGTCCAATAACCCGGTTGCACCCGGTTTGCCACCGGCTGAGCCCCAATCCTTCATTTCCAAGAGACTCGCCCGCGTGCGCGCGCAACTTGATCGGCTCGATGCCCTGCTCGCCAATGCCACCGAGCCCAAAGCGATCAAAGAGCTGGCCGATGCAACCACACGCCTGCAGGCCCAGGAGCAGCAGCTTGCCGGCCGCCCCGGTCCTGGCACACTGAAGCCAGTGGCACCTGGCGCCGCTCGAACACCAGCTTACTCGCCGGCTGTCCCTCTACCACCGCTGCCTAACGCACCCAATCAATCGAGTAGCTCCGCTCTTCCTACCTTCGGAAGGGATGCTCTATGCATACCAACGCCCCTGCCGAAGGTAGATAGAACGCCTGCCACACATACCAAGAGTGCGCCCGAGCCTCAGCCTCTCACACCCGGCGCCGATGATAGTGACGAGCAGGACGATCCCCCCCTCGACTACGGCCCGGCTGAGTAAGGAATCTCTTTTTGCTCCCGGACCGTCCCGGGCACCCCCCACCCCGGGGGGCCACCGATGCGCGTGGGATTGTCCAACTGTGGGTTTGATTCGCGGGACAAATTTCCGGTACTTTTTCCTGAGAGGCTGGTAGGGAAGCCAAAGGCATACAGCATGTTTTTGCGTAGGTACAACAAGTCCCGGCGAGATTTTTGGGACTACTGCGATTGGCGTACCCTGAAGTTTACCTCAGCCTGGGGTTGGCCTTTAACGTGGCCTGCCGATCGGAGTGCCGCGATTACTTCACCGGACCACAGATAAGGATTCCCGGAAGGTCCGCGACTTTATTAAGCGCCGTTGGACAAAAGCCGGCGCGCTTCGAATTCCCGTGGTTACAAGCGTTATGTAAGGACGGTACACGCATCCCGGCTATCAGGCGGGGATGGGGCTGGCGCGTTCACCGCAGCGCGAGCGGTTTTGGGTCGGTTCTTCGACCAGAAATCGTTGGATGCCTGAGCGGCGAGCCAGGCAGCGCGGTCGGGCGAGGTTGGGCGCCGGGACATGTGGACACCCGCCGGGGTGCCTGCAAATTGCGGTACCGGCGTATCGTAGCGCGCCCGGGCCTTGATGGCCTTGCGGTATTTCCTATGCCATTTGGGGCTCACGGCTTGCCCTCCAATCCCTTCCAAAACTCACCGAAGCCCTGAAATCGTTCAAAATCAAAGGGGCCAGAGTTGGGAAACAGGGTGCCTTTGGAGGCGTTCGCGAAGCGCGGCTCGAGGAAGGAGAGCGGGTGCGCCGCGGGGTTGGCGCTGTGGCGCTGGTGGTAGAAATTGCGCCAGCGCTCGATGGCGTCGATACTCAGGCCGGGTTGGAAGGTGCTGCTCATGCGGATCGTGGATTGCATGACGGGCAGCGTGGATACTCGCGCTGTGGAACATCGGCGCCCTTGCTGTAGAAGTCTATTGCCTTACGCACCGAAGCGTGCGCTGCGTTGTATGCAACATGTTCAAGGAACGCTACTTGTCCATCGGTTAACTCCTTGCATTTGAGCTCAATTTCGAGCTGAAAATCGAGTTCTGGATGTGGAACAATGGCGGGTTTTCGAGCCGCTTTTCGTTCGGCCAAAAGGTTGATCATGGCCTGGTCGATCATGTGCCAGGCGCCGGCGGGTTTACGGTGTCGATTTCGGGTGCGGGTGCCAATTCCACCTTGGCCAATTGGTAAGCCGCAAAGTATTGAGCCAGAAGGGTTGGCAGCGCCGCCTGGATCTCCTCGACCGATTTGAACACCGACAGTACGGGCTCATTTACCACCGAGTGCCCGGAATGTTGAGCAAATCCCACTATCCAGCCGTTGCTGGCCTGTTCAATGGTTATATTTATCATAAAGTAATCCCCGGCAATAGGTTGAGTGCGAACTCTGGGGTATAGAAACGACTTTTGGATTCCTGTTGGCAACTCGACAATGATCGGTTCCGGGGAAAGTAATGGGGCTTGGCACTTGGCGGTTAGCTTCATCGGGTCCATATCCGGTTTTAACGCTTCGGCCAAAACCGACCGGCAAACGCCCCTTCTTGTGAAGGATCTGGGATTCCTTGCTAGCATATAACCCATCTCGCTCCCGATGATATTCGCCGTTGCTGCCAAGCCCCGCGTGTTTTGGGAAATTGGACCCGGCACCGGGGCATGGTACCGGGATGGCGCGGGAGAGAAGAAACCCCAAGACCGCGCCAAAAGAGACACCCGACAAAGCCGAGTCACTACGCTATCGGCAAGCCTTGCAGGGTGTGCCTTGTCGCTGGCCCGGTTAGGGTGCAAGCAGTCGCCTATGAGCCGGCTATCCAGCTTCCCGTCACGCGCACCGGGCCTTACGACGCGACAAGCCGCCGTTTGTTTGCGCTGGAAAATGTTCCCGGCAGTATCCCTATCGGCGCGGCCCTCAACAGGGGCTCTAGGCTTTTGCATCAGTGGCTTATAAACCTCGCAACCCAGTCCTTTGGGTGAGCCTGCTCCAACACTACAGCCGGGAACTGTGCGGCATCGGCTCGCGGTCTTGGGAATTACGAAAAGAGCCCCATCACTGTTACGAGCAGCGATGGGATTGCCAGCAGAGGGGCGACCTCGACTGGCGGTTGTATTTCGGCAGGGAGCCGAAAGGGATTCGGATGATTCCCTGCCACCGCTCTCGTAAAGCGCTTTCATGTTTCAGCTTTTACACCCGCACCCCGGGGGTGTGGCAAGAATTATTTTTGGATTTTTTTTCATCCATTTGCATCGTCCAGTCGCAGAACGATTTACTGGGAGTTGTACCGCGGCCGATTATTCCGGTCTTCGGAAAGCAGTCAGGGCACTTGCAGCAGCATATTCCGGTGCAGGCAAAGGCGATGACCTCGGTTGAGAAACAGAGCGCACACTTGCACGTCGAACAAATATAGGGTGTGGGATCGTTCATGCTAGGGCGAGGCCGGGAGTGACGTCGGTTCTGCGCTCAATCAGCTTGGCGTACTCGCCCGACAGGTCGATCCCGATGCAATGGCGGCCGTGTTCCAGGGCCACTTGGGCCGTGGTGCCGCTACCCAGGAACGGGTCAAGGACGGTGCAGGGCACGGTTTTGGTTTCGCCGCATTGGCAGGTGGGTTGCCAGCCCATGGTTTTTGCCCCTTGATACGTGTCCCAAACGGCTTGCCCGTGACTTCCTTGGTCATTGCCTCGTGCGGCGTCGTCAGCATGGTCGTGCCATGATTTGCCCGTGGTCCCGCCTGTTGGTTCTGACAAAATCCGCTCCCACGGCGCACCGCACTTTGGGCAGCAACCGCGCGCCGAGGTTCCGGCCAGGATACAGGGCAGCACGAGCGCCTTGGGAAACGTGGCGAAGTGTGCGCCCTTAAACGGCTCGGTGGCGATGGTCCAGACTGAGCGTTTGTTACGGCTGGAAACGAGACCGCTGCAGGCTTCCTCGAAACCCTTATTGTTTTTGATGCCGCTGCCAACTTCCGCCGCCTTGCGCTTTCCATAAGCCAAAAGACCAGCCTTGGTGCGTTGTCGGTGGTCGCCATCAGCGTATGCTTGTGCACCTTTTGACGGGTTCACATTGCCCGGTAAGCGAGCGTGCGCACCGCCGTTCACCGGCTCCTTCACCGCCTCAGCGTCGTAGAAGTAGTGCGGGCTTTTGGTGATCAGGAACAGGTATTCGTGCGATTTGGTTGGCCGGTCGGTCACGCTCTCAGGCATGGGATTGGGCTTGTTCCAAATAATGTCCGAGCGCAGATACCAGCCATCGGCGCGGAGTGCGAATGCGACGGCCCATGGGATTCCAACCAAGTCCTTTGATTTAAGCGTGCCCCACTCTTTGCGCTCTCGGATGTAAGCACCGGACTCCTTACAGGCTTGGTTTTTGCCACCGGATGAACCACCCCACTTGCCAACCGATGCGAATGAATCACCGAGATTGATCCAGCAAACGCCATCGTCCCTGAGCACCCGGCGCACTTCACGGAAGATTAAAACCTCGTGCTCGATGAAAAGCTGCGGTGTGGGCTCAAGACCGTGGCAACCCGTCCAGCCGGTGGGCCATGTCACCGGTGGGAGCTTGTAGTCGCGCAAACCCCAGTACGGCGGCGAGGTCACGCAGCACTGGACCGACTCATCTGGCAGCCCGGCGAGCATGTCCAGAACGTGGCCTTGGAGGAAGCGGAACATTAGTCCCCGGTGCTTTCTTCAACCTCTTCTTCTTCTTCAGCTTTCGGATCTTTGTGACGTCGCACGTACGCGCGTTCCTCGGGCTTTTCGAGAAAGGCGTCGAGTTTCACGGTTTCGCCGTCCTCTTCGCATTCGAAGATGTACGGCCGTTTCGCTGTGAACCGGTGTTCTTTGAGAAGGTCGCGCAGCTTTTGTTGCGCCTCTTCCTCATCGGCGGCCAGCTTTTGGCGCCGGGTGCGCAGCTTGCGCAATTCTTCAGCCGCGTCTTCGATTGCCGGGATTTGTTTGGGTAGTACGCCGGGCAGGCGTTGTTGTTTTTCAGCCATGTGTTTGTGTTGTTGATGGTTATGGACGTTGTGGTGGTGAAAGGAAAGGCAGGCCGACAAACTCGAAGACGTCAGCCTCGGAAGTGGTTCGGTGGTGTGGCTGGCACCCAAGGCAAAGGCTTCGGAACCCGGTGCCATAAGCTTCGAGCGAGTACCCCTTTTTCTGAGCCGCGGTCGCTATGGCAATGTTGGTTTTCTTGCCGCCGGTGCGAACTACCAGCGAATTCCACCATTTGTCCTCGGTGGTGGCGAAGAAATCGACGGGGATGCCAGTCTCGATGTGCACGGCCAGCTTGTTCTCTTTGCCCCAGGCCGGCACGCCGGTAACGCTGAGCCGCTTTCTGAGCACAACCGTTTCCTCAAGCGAATTGATAAAAGCATCCGCCAAATCCTTCATTTCCGAGGCTTTAACGCTAAAGAGATCCGCCGATTTGAGCGCGTACTTGGGGATGAAAAGCAGCTCGACGTCCTTGGGAAACGGCCTGCGCCGCCGGATGGACCCGACAATTTCGATGCGCTCGACAAAGGGCAAGAGCATCGCCTTGAGCACATTGGCCACGCGCAGCGCGTCTTCGAGGGTGTGTCTGCGGGCCTCGGTGGTCATGCGGCGGCTTTCTCTGGGAGCGCTTTGAATCCACCGCCCTTGAGCCGGTCGTAATAAGTCTGCTCGCCGTCCCACACGAAACCCATAAAGACCTGAATAAAATCGACCTGCTTTAGTTTGATGAGACTCATTTGCACCTGAACCCAATCCTGCTGGATCTTCCAGGCAGTTCGAGCGGCTTGGTCGCGGAAATCATCTTTTCCCTTTTGCGGCCGACTTCGGCTACTCACGTATTCGCGCCAAAGAAACTCGTGAACTTCATCGACCTTGGCTGGCAGCCGAATCGTAAATCCTTTGCCACCAACATCGACATGAAAGAACAGAGCCACCGGAAACCCATCGGCGAATTGCTTCGAAATACCAGTCACGCCGCACTCAGCGAGGTAGGTCTCGATGTAAGAGATCGTGGTGTTGACCGCGATGGACGAAGTATAGTTTTTGAGGTTCACTTAATCTTTGACCGGCCGAAATAGATTCTCAAGCTGCGGAAGCGTCATTTCAAGCGCGCGGTAAACAAGGAAAGTCATGCTCGGCACTACGGCGTCCTTCGCGCTTTTGCAGTCGCGCCGAATCGCCTGTAATCGGCGATGATGTTTGGCGTCAATTTCTACGAACTTACGTTTTGCTGCCATCGGGCTATGTTTTCCAACAGGCGTTGACAAATGTCAACAACTTTCTGCTTGCATTAAATTTCCACCTGTGAGCAAATCGCGGGCGTGGCGAGCAAAACAGTTTACGGATTGCCGTGGTCTGAGGGTGAAGACCTGCTCGCAATCGAACTGGCCATGATCGCTGCGGGCGGGTTTATCGAGCGCTACGGCCGGAAGCACGGGCAAGGGGTTTTCCATCACCAGCGGGCCGCTCAATCACTTTGCTGGCCTAACGACGATCACCATCGCTGGTCAGACCTCTCTCTCAGAACCATTTGCGAGGAACGTATAACCGTCCTGCAGGGGACCAAGGATTCGTCAAAAACCCGCACAATTTCCAAGTGGGGACTCATCGACTACTGGGCCAGCCCGAGCGACACGCTGACCTTGGTTTCCTCGACCGGTATCCGCGAACTCAAGCTGCGCATTTGGGGCGACATTACTAGCCTGTTCAAAGAGGCCAAAGACCGCTACCCGTGGCTGGCCGGGCGCATGTCCAACACGATGACCGGCATTTTCACCGATTTGCTCGAAGACACCGGCGACGTTCGCGATATCCGCCGCGGGATGATAGCTGTGCCGTGCGTGGGTGGTGAAGGCGAGTGGATAGGCATGGACCGCTACGTTGGGATCAAGCAGAGGCGCCGCCGCATCCTGGGCGACGAGCTCCAGTTTATGGCGCCGATGTATGTGAACGTGCTCGACGCCATGGACAAAGGCGATTTCAAAGGCGTTTTCGCTGGCAATCCCATCGGCGGTAACGGTAAAGCTCTCGACAAAATAGCTGAACCTTTGGCCGGCTGGTCGAGCCTGGGCGAGATCACCAAGACCACCACCTGGCGCAACAAGTACGACGGGGTAACCGTCCAGCTTGTCGGCAGCGACAGCCCCAACTTCGATAAGGACCGGCCCAAGTATTACCCCTACCTCACCGATGAAGCCGATTTAAAGAAAATCGAGCAGCGCAACGGGAAAGACTCGGCGCAGTATTGGACCCTGGGGCTGGGTGTGCGCAAGATTGGCGCCGATGCCTACCGGGTGCTCACGGTCGAGATGTGCGAGCGCTGCGGGGCGTTCAAAGACGTCATCTGGCGCGGTGGCGAGCGCACCCGGGTTTACGCGATTGACGCGGGTTTCGGTGGTGACCCGTGCGAAGTGATGGATTTGGAGTTTGGCGAGGACGTTGAAGGGCGGCAGGTCATTCGCTTCAACGAGACCCGCTCAATTCCCATCGAGGTAAGCTCGCGCATTACGGCCGAGGACCAAATTGCCTACTTTGTGAAAGCCGACGCCGAGCGGCTCAAGGTGCCACCGCAAAACATCTTCTTCGACGCTGGTATGCGGGCCACCCTGGCAATCAGCATGGCGCGAGTTTGCGGCAACGCGGTAAACGCGGTGAACTTTGGCGGCCCGGCGACTGATCGGCCGGTGGACGATGGCAGCTTTATCGACGACCCCAAGACCGGTGAGCGCCGGCTGATGAAGTGCAACGAGCTCTACAGCAAATTTGTTACGGAAATGTGGTACTCGATCCGGAAGGCGGTCGAGTGCAAACAGGCGCGGAATTTTCCAAAGAGCGCCGCCGAGGAATTCTCGCAACGCGAATGGCGTTGGGTGCCCGGGCCATTGGGCGAGCGCTACGAGCTGGAAACCAAGCCAGAGTACAAGTTGCGTAACAGCGGCCACAGCCCGAATAAGGCTGACGTGCTCAGCATCGGTGGCGAGGGCGCGCGCCGGTTGGGCTTTGTGATTCAATCGGTGAAGGAAGGCGCGGCGGTCGAGGAAGATAATTGGCTGGAACGCGAGCAGGAGAAATGGCGCAAGGTGGTCAAAAAGAGCGAGTTGAAATATGGCTGAAATTAAAAGTGCAAAGGAGTGGATTACTCACATTGCCAAAACACGCGGTTTTGCGACAGAGGAAACTGTGCAAAACATTCAGGCCGATGCCCTGCGAGGCGCGGCATGGATTGCTCAAGCGGAAGCGCAGGGGCGAGATCCTGAATTAGCTCAGCGACTATTCGCTATTTTCCAGGGGAAAGCAGACTCACTTACACTCATGCGTCATGGCTGAAACCGTCGCCGTTCCATGCACCGGTTGCACCGCTTTGGTGGAAGTCGAAGCGGGAAGTGAGGTTGCCAGACTGGCTCAGGAAGTGGGCATTTACTGCGACACCTGCATGGCCGCTCAGTCCGAGATTGCCCGCGAGGAACTATTGCCCAAACCGCTGCCGTTCAGCACCTATTGCCCACCGTGCTTCGAGGACACCGCTTTCGAGAATCTCCCATGCCCGGCCAAATCCAAACAGGCACTGGAATGGTGCTTTGGCCATTCGGGCTTGAACCTGTGGGGTTACCCTGGCACCGGCAAAACCCGCACGATGAGCCTCGTTATTAAAGGGATGCTGGAAGGTGGCCTGTCAGTGGTGGCGTTTGGCCCCGGCGATTTTCGACAGAACTGCGAGTTGAAGGAGTGGAAGCGCGGCCCCTGGCTCAAGAAGCTCTCAAGCGTGGACGTGCTCTTCATCGATGACCTCGACAAAATGAACCTCACCCGCGAGATGGAGAAAGACTTTTTCGCCGTCTTGAGCAACCGCATGGGGCGCAAACCCGTGCTGATGACCGGCAACAGCACCGGCGAGGAGATCACTTACACCTTCAAGCTCGGGTACGCCATGGTGCGCCGCATCCGCGACCACTGCCTTTCGATTCACTTTGGACAAAACGACATTAACCCGCTACCAAATGGCCATGAGTGAAATGAGAAAAATAGGCAGGCCCAAAGGGTCGAGAAACCACAAAGACCTGACGCCGGAAGAAATTAAACGGCAATTTTGGAGCCACGTTAAGGTCGGCCTACCACACGAATGCTGGCCATGGACCGGATATGTCGAGCGAGAGACCGGCTATGGAAAATTCACTTGGAACACCAGACCGAGTTCCGCCCATCGCTTTGCGTGGATAGCCACCTTTGGAGAAATACCGTTTGGTTTGCTCGTGTGCCACAAGTGCGACAACCGAGTTTGCCAGAATCCTTCCCATTTGTGGCTGGGCACCATTGCAGACAATAATCGCGATATGAGAGAAAAGGGACGCGGGGCAAAGCCGCCGAGGAACGACAAGATCACTCGCGAAGAGGTGAAGTTGGTTCGCAAACTTTGGGTTCCTTACAAAGTTAGCGTGCGAAAAATATCAACCATGCTCAAACTTCCCTATAAAAGCGTGGAAACCGCAGTAAGCAAAACTCACTGGAAAGAAATACCATGGACACCATCATAAGTCGTAGTCAATTTCCCCCATCGGGTTGGGTTTTTTTTGAGCCCAGCACAGGCTGGTCGGCGCCGATGCCTAAGGCCACCACCTTCGACACCACGGTTACCCAAATCATCCAGCACCGCCTCGCTAACCCGGCATTGATGCTGCGCCACAAGCTCTCGACCGATCGCACGGTCGTCGCCAACGAGCTTGAAAACTTCACCCGGGCGAGGCTCGGGATGCAACCACTGGGGGCCGGTAACCCAAAACCGATGCCCAGCCGGACACTGCCACAAGCCGTGCTCGGGCAAGTTGCTGCGGTGGCTAAGATGGCCGATGGGATTGGGCTGCTTTTGGACTTCATTCCCAACGGGACACCGGTTGCGCCTGAGCTTGCGGCCAAACGCGCCGAGGTCTGCTCGACATGCCCAAAGAATTCGGAGAAAGCCTTCCTCTCGTTCTTCACGCAGCCGGCGAGCGAGCGGTTGCAGAAGATGGTCGAGGCGCGAACCGAGTTGCATCTTTCAACGCCATACGACGAAAAGTTAGGAATTTGCCAGATCTGCCTTTGCCCAATGCGGCTTAAATGTCATTTGCCCATGGACGTAATTCTGAGCAAGACAAAACCCGCAACCATGGCTGAGTTTCCAGACCATTGCTGGATAAAGCGGCAAGACCAATGAATTACGGCACGGTATGCAGCGGGATTGGTGCGCCGGAATGCGCCTGGTCTGACCTCGGCTGGAAGTGCCAGTTCGCCGCAGAGATAGACGTTTTCCCTTCCGCCGTTCATGCTCACCGTTTCCCTGGAGTACCAAACTATGGCGACATTACGAAATTCAAAGAATGGCCAGAGCAATCAATCGACATTCTCGTTGGAGGCACACCATGCCAGAGCTTTTCCGTCGCCGGACTCCGAAAGGGACTGGCTGATCCGCGTGGCAACCTTATGCTCACCTTCCTGGCCATCACTGGCCGCTATGCTCCCACCTGGGTCGTTTGGGAAAATGTGCCTGGCGTGCTGTCCATCGACGGAGGGCGGGCTTTTGGAGCCTTCCTCGGAGGGCTGGCAGAACTCGGGTATGGGTTCGCCTACCGAGTTTTGGACGCTCAATTCTTCGGAGTGGCCCAAAGACGCCGCCGTGTGTTCGTTGTCGGATGTGCTGGAGGACAATGGCAGCGTGCCGCAGCGGTATTATTTGAGCGCGAAAGCCTGTGCGGGAATCCTGCGCCGCGCCGAGAAACGCGGGAAAGACTTGCCCCAACAATTAGCGCACGCACTAAAGGCGGTGGCGGACTTGGGACAGACGCGGACTTAGACGGGGCGCTGATCACCCACAGCCTACGCGCCGATGGCTTCGACGCGAGCGAGGACAGCACCGCGCGGGGCACGCCGGTGGTTGCCGCATTTGGCGGCGATAACTGTTCGGGGCCAATAGAAATTGCTACTGCGTGCAGGGCGCACGGCTCATTTCATGGAGACTTTGAAACAGAAACAATGCTCGCGTTCAGTTCCAAAGACCACGGCGCGGATGCGGGACACACCGCACCAACACTGCGAGCCGCGCCACACGACAAATCGCACGCCAATTCGGGAGCGCCACCGGCGATTGCGTTTAAGCCAAACCAGGGCGCTAAGAGCCGAACCTTGGGAGCTTCCGAGCACGTTGCGCCAACACTCGAAAGCGCGATGGGAGGGAACAATAAGCCAGCCGTGCAACAGGGCTACGCTGTGCGCCGATTGACTCCAACCGAGTGCGAAAGACTCCAGGGCTTTCCAGATGGCTGGACGGCGATCCAATACCGAGGCAAACCCGCCGCCGATGGACCGCGCTACAAGGCACTGGGCAATTCGATGGCGGTACCGGTGCTAAAGTGGATCGGGCAGAGGATTGAGATGGTGCATAAGCTGTGAAGGTCCTCCTTACTTACATTTCTGTGACCGGCGGCCTCGTTACGCAACAATTTGCCAGCCGATTCGCCGCGACCTACCTGCAATTTCCGCCGGGTTACCCTCACAAGCTGCTCGTGGTTTGCAATGGCGGGCCGCCCGCAACCGAGCTTGGCCTGCTATTTCGACCGTTCGAAGCCGCGTTCTACCCGCGGCCAAACGACCCCGGCTGGGACGTGAGCGCCTTCGTGGACGTCGCCCGCAACATGGCCACCGATTACGATCTGATGATCTGCTGCGGCGAGTCGTGCTATTTCCATCGCCCTGACTGGCTCGCGCGCCTGGTCGAAGTGGTCGAGCGCTATCCCCGCGGCATGTATGGCTTCTTTTCCAGCCACGTCGTACGGCCGCACCTGAACACCACCGGGTTTGCCGTGTGGCCAAAGTGGCTCACCGATTACCCGCGCCAGGTGCGCTCACGCGACGAGCGCTACCACTTCGAGCACGGCGAATTCAGTTTCTGGCGCCATGTTCACGCCAAGGCGGGTCCGGTTAAGCTGGTGACCTGGGACGGCGACTGGAACCCGGGCCAATGGCGCTTGCCGCAGAACATCTTGTGGCGCGGCGACCAGTCAAATTGCCTGATTTGGTGCCGCCATAACGACATTTACCGAGACGCAGAGAAAGCGCGGCAGCTTAATTGGTCAGCGTCGATTGATCGGGTGGCGGTATGAAGGACGATACCCGATATAAATGTCCGAAGTGCGGGATGGCTCTAAAATTTGAGCAGTTGCCGGACTTTAGTTGCGTCTGTCGGTGCCCCACATCCTATTGCAAAGGGGTTTCCGATCCTGGATTTGGTAAAGACGCCGCTACTGCCCACGCCGATTGGCTCAGGCGAAACGGATTTGTGCAATGAAGGTCATCACGATTACATGTCCTGAACCGATGAGCGACTACAAGCGACGGGTGGCTCGCTGGCTGGCTTGGGATGGTTACCAAAAGCGCCGGCATGAAGTCCAAGGCCCGATGTTCAATGACGAAAATAAGGTTGAAGCAACGCAAGAATTTAACGATTTGCTTCTCAAAAATCTCAGAGACTATCCCGAATGCGCTTAGCAATAGTTTACGTCTTTCCCAACACCGCCGAAGCGCAGCGCACCGAGCAGGCTGCGCGCTTCGTTACCAGCTACGGCGCTAACCCGCCGGGCATGGACCATGAATCTATCGTAGTGCTCAACGGCAGTAGCGGCGGCGGGAGCGGGTTTGCCCAGGCGCTCTTTGCCGCTTTGCCAAATCTGCGCATTCTCCAGCACGATAACAGCGGGTGGGACATTGGCGGGTTTCAAAAGGCCGCACGCGAAGTGCCGTGTGATTTGATGGTGTTCTTTGGCGCTACGGCGTGGTTCCCGAAAGAAGGCTGGCTCAATCGGGTGGTCGAGGCGTCGAGATTGCGCGGGTTGGGCCTCTTTGGTGCTCATGGCAACCAGGGCGATAAGAATGTCAGCGTATGGCCACACGTCAGGACTACGGGCTTCTGGTGCAACCCGGCGCTAATGAATCGTTACCCGATCCGGGTTACTGAGCCTGGCCAACGGTACCCATTCGAGCACGGCCCGCAGTGCTTCGCCAACTGGATTAAAGGCGAAGGTATGAAGGTGTGGGTTGTAGGATTCGATGGCGAGTACGAGGTCGATGTGTGCGACGCGATGCCAAACGGGTTCCACCGGGGCGACCAAAGCAACCTGCTATTTCGAGACCGGCTTAGCGATCCTCCCTACTACGCATGAGACCTATTGCTATCTTCTTCCACTGCCTCTTTTATATGGCCGATGAATTTCGGCCTCGTGCTTTGGAGATCGTTACCCACCAAATGAACCTGCTCAAGTCCTCGGGCTTGGCCGATGCCGCGAGCGAGATAGTGATCGGGATTAACGGTGGCGATGAGAGCCGGAACGTGGCCAGCATCGTTTGCCCGGCCAAGGCGCGTTTTGTCATGCACGGCTTAGCCTCGCACGCTGAGAACCTCACCATAGTTGAGCTCGAACGCTGGGCGCCGACGCACCCTGACTGGTACGTGCTCTACTTTCACGCTAAGGGTTGCACCCATCGGCCCGCTTCTTCCTTC